AAAATATATTGGGTTCTTCCAAAACTCCAAAAGTATCTGAGGAGTATGAGAAAGTAAAACTTGCTATTATTGAAGAGGCTATGACTGGAAAATATACTTTTAAAGGTAAACCTAAATTATCAGCGAATTATATTTTATCTGAAAAAGAAATTCAATTTATAGATGATAGTTTAATAAAAAAAGTAGCAGATAAAACCTCAGTTAGAATTGCGCTTAAAGGCCGAGGTAAAACTATGGTTGCAGGTAAAGAAGTCAGATTAAACGAAATTGTTGTAAGGTTTGATACAAAAAAATGAAATTTACAGAATTTCTAACAGAAGGCGTAAAGAAAGAAGGCGCCAATCTTCATCTTGAACACATTGAGGATGAAGTATTAAATCGTGGTGTTGCTGGCGCAAGAGATGCTATTGCTTTCCTTCGTTCATTGCGTGATATGCTTGCTGGTCATGCAGAATCAAAAGTAAATGTCACTACAAAATGGGATGGTGCACCTGCTGTATTTGCTGGTATCAATCCAGACAATGGCAAATTCTTTGTTGGCACTAAAGGTGTCTTCAACGTAAATCCAAAATTGAATTACACAGATGCTGATATTGACAACAATCATCCATCAGAAGGATTGAATGCTAAACTAAAAGTTGCTTTGCGATATCTACCAAAACTGGGAATCACTGGCGTTCTTCAAGGCGATATGATGTTCGCTAAAGGCGACTTGAAGAAGCAAAGCATTGAAGGCGAATCATACATTACATTTCAACCAAACACAATCGTGTATGCTGTGCCTAGTGATAGCGCATTAGCAAGAAGTATGCTATCTGCACAAATGGGTATTGTATTTCATACTTCATACACAGGTAAAACTTTCAATGATATGAAAGCATCTTTCAACATTGATATCAATCACTTGAAAGCAACCAAAGATGTTTGGTTCCGTGATGCTTACTTTGTTGATGCATCTGGTACTGCATCTTTTACCGAACAAGAAACTAAAGATGTTACATACTTGCTTTCACAAGCTGGTACGATATTTCAGAAACTAAACTCAATGACATTGAATAGAATTTCCGCATCGGAGAATCTTCTCATTCAAATTAAGACTTTCAACAATACCAAAGTGCGTGAAGGTCAAGCAATCAAAGATACTTATAAGCATACACAAGAATTGATTAAGTGGGTTGAAGCTAAACTTAACAAAGAAATTCTTGATGCTAAAAAAGCAGAGACAAAATTGAAACGTCAAGCAGAGAAGAATGAGATTATGCGGTTCTATCGCAACAATGCAAGCGAATTGAAAAACATATTTGACTTAATGAACATGCTTGTAGATTCAAAGAACATGATTGTGAAGAAGTTGCAAGGTATGAAACAAGTTACTAATACATTCTTACGCACAGATGATGGCTTTAAGATTACAAATCCAGAAGGTTTTGTAGCTGTAGATAAACTAAAAGGCAATGCAGTTAAGTTGATTGATAGACTAGAGTTTGCACACGCTAACTTCAATGCCGCAAAGAATTGGAGCAAGTAATGGCCGATAAGAAATTTGACTTAACGGAGATTATGAAAGAGTATGGTGAAGATGATTTTGGATTTACCGCTACAAACGAAGAAGAATACAATTCGGTTATCGCTGAGAAAGAAGAAACTGTAGAAGAATACAAACAACGTTTACATGAAGTTGAAAAACTTGTATTACCATTTCTAACTAAACTATTGAAAACTGCTGACCAACCAATCATCAAGTGGCCAAATCGTAAAGCTACACTTGAAACTCAGATACAAAAGATATTGAATTTGACAAGAGGATGAAATGAACAATTTCAAAGAACAAGCGAAAATAAATGAAGCATCTTATGCTGGTAACATTGGCATCATGGAGTTAATTAAGTTCAAACAAAAAGCAACTCCCGAGCAGAAAAAAAAGTTTGATGAATATCTTGCACAAAAGAAATCAAAAGAAGTCTGGGAACTTGTGCAGAAAGTAACTGGAGTGCAACTACATAAAAGTGTGCATGAAGAAAAGAAAGTACCTGATGCTGACATTTTACCTGTCGCTGGCGCAGGGCAAGATGGTACAAATACATTGGTAAAGAAATATAAGAAAGATACGCCCGGACAATAAGTCGGATATATATTATTAAGGAGTTTATTATGAAAGATTTGATTATCGGTGCAAGTACCGGATATACTTGGGACACTTTAAAGTATTGGGTTAACTCAATCAATCAGAGTGGCTTTGATGGTGACAAGGTTCTAGTCCTTATGAATTGTGACCGCGAGACTACAATAAAAGTAGCTGACGCAGGTTTCACGATTATAGGATTTGAACAAGATGCACAAGGCAATCTTGTGTATAAACATGAAGGAATACCAGTTCATGTTGAAAGATTCATCCACATCTACGAACATCTATGCCGAACAGATTATCGGTATGTTATTACCACTGACGTTAAAGATGTTATCTTTCAGAAAAATCCAATTAAGTTTATTGAAGAAAACATTGGTGACAAGAATCTAATGTTTGCTTCCGAAAGCATTCTGTATAAAGATGAAGCATGGGGCAATCAAAATTTGCTTGAGACTTATGGTAAGTACATCTATGATAAATTCAAAGACAATGAAATATACAACGTTGGTGTTCTAGCTGGTACTGGTTCAGCTATGCGTGATTTGTGTATCAACATCTTCACGGCGGCTATCAATCGCCCAATTCCAATCTGTGACCAATCTACATTCAATTTTATGATTTCACAGCATCCATACACAGATACATCAAAGTATATGAAGTCGGAAGATGGTTGGGCATGTCAACTTGGTACAACTGGTGATCCAAGTAAGATTGAGCAATTCAAACCATACTTACTAGAGAAGACACCCATCTTTGAAGATGGTAAAGTATGGACAAGTCATGGGCATGAATTCACTATTGTTCACCAGTATGATAGAGTACCAGAATGGCGCAAAGTAATTGAGAAGACATATGGTTGATGGTATCTTTTTTATTTCTTCCGCTCTGAATGTAAAGCAATTATCCGTTTTCTCAAACGAAGAAAGATATCAACAGACGGTAAACACAGTCAAGTCTATTGACAAGATGTGCCCAAATAATGTAAAATACATGTTTGATACATCGTATAAGATACCAGAAGCAAGCTATCTTCAAGGTATGCATGATTTGGGTGTTAAGTTTTTGTGGACTGGTTGGAATGACCAAGTGCAAAGACTATCTGAACAAGGACAAAGAAGTTTGGCTGAAACTGTGGGCTTCATTGCAATGCTTGATAAGTTTTATACCGAAAAGATAGAAAGCAAGAGAATTTACAAAGTCTCTGGTCGTTATTGTCTAAACGATAACTTCACCGTGGACCAAGAAGACTTCAAAGATTCTTTTGTATTTCTACCAACAGTTGATTCGTGGATGTCTAAACAACATCAAGAACATGCTGGTGTAGATAGAATATTTGAGTTAAGATTGTGGCATATGGACTACAATTTGCTTGACATTTTTAGAAAAGAATTGTATAATATACTTAACGATATGATGAAATACAATATTGATGTTGAGCATTCTTATTACAAGAATCTAAACAAATACAAGTGGACAACAGTTAAACCTATAGGACTAGAAGGTGTTATCGCACCAACAGGAGCAATTATTAATGAGTAAGAATGTTTTGATTACTGGTGGTTGTGGCTTCATTGCCCACCACGTTATTGATTTGTTGATTCAAAAGACAGATTGGAATATTACAACTTTAGACCGACTGGATTATTCTGGTAATCTAAATCGTCTACATGAAGTCTTGGAAAAATACGATGCACAAACTCGTAAGAGAGTTAATGTTGTATTCCATGACTTGAAAGCGGAGATTAATCCTCTCGTAAATAACTTCATCAACAAGTTAGGCAAGATTGATACAATTCTTCATCTAGCCGCATCATCACATGTTGATAGGTCTATCACACATCCAATGGAATTTATTCAAGATAACACTATTGGCACTGCACACTTGCTAGAGTATGCACGAAGACTTGATAACTTGGAAACATTCTTGTATTTCAGCACAGATGAAATCTTTGGTTCAGCACCTCCTGGTGTTGCGTATACCGAACGTGCAAGATACAATTCAACTAATCCATACTCAGCATCTAAAGCAGCCGCAGAAGAATTCTGTGTTGCGTATGAAAACACATACAAGATGCCCATGATGATTACACATACAATGAATGTATTTGGTGAGCGTCAAACACCAGAGAAGTTTATCCCATTGTGTATTGACCGTGTTCGCAAAGGTGAAAAGATTTTCATCCACTCAAATGCAGCCCGTACCGAAGCTGGAAGTAGATTCTACATTCATGCCGCGGATGTAGCCGAAGCATTGTTGTTCTTGATTACAAAGAAGCCCGCTTGCCCAACAGACTATGGTGATGCTAAATGCGCTAAGTTTAATATTGTTGGTAAAGAAGAAGTTGATAATCTAACTCTCGCCAAACTTGTAGCACAAGCACAAGACAAAGAGTTGATTTATGAAATGCTTGATTTCCATAACTCTCGCCCAGGGCACGACTTGCGTTATGCATTAGATGGCACTTTGATGCGTAATCTTGGTTGGGAACCAAAGATTGCATTCAGCGAAAGAATTAAACAAGTAAGTGATTGGTACTTACAGAACACACGATGGTTAGAACTATGAATTCGGAATATACTATGATGAATCCAGAATATGAAATGATTGAAGAATGTATTGCCTGTGGCTGTACAGATTTGGTACCAGTATTAGATTTGGCTAAACAACCACTTGCAAACTCATACAAGAAAGGTGCTTATGATACTGAATCATACTTTCCACTTGCTATCAATCGTTGCAAGGAATGCTTTCACGTTCAGTTGAGTGTGAGAGTTGATCCAGATTTGATGTATAAAGACTATGCATATGTTTCTGGTACTGCTAAAACTCAATTGAATTACTTTGATTGGTTTGCTGAATTTGCAGCCGAGAAGTATGGAACTAAGCCAATTAATGTACTAGATATTGGATGTAATGATGGAAGTCAATTAAATTCATTTCAAGACAGAGGAGCACAAACATATGGAGTTGACCCAGCCGAAAATTTGTTCCCTACTTCTTCCGAAAGGCACCACGTTGTCTGCGGATACTTCACCGGTAAAGAATTTGCCAATGAAAGATTTGATATCATCACCTGTCAAAACGCATTCGCACACAACTTCAACCAGCTTGAATTACTACAAAACATTAGAAGCATTATGCACAAAGAAAGTTTGCTCTTTGCTACGACCTCCCAATGCGATATGATTTTGAATGGTGAGTTTGATACAATTTACCACGAACATCTTTCTTTTTACAATGTGAAATCTATTGATGCACTATGTAAACGTGCTGGATTGAATTTGATTGATGTAATTAAATCTCCGGTTCATGGCATGAGTTACATTTTTGTCATTTCAAAATTTGCAAAAGCACCACGTACAATTGAGAATCTTATTTCACATGAAACAAACAGAGGTTTGTATTCGCCAGAAACTTATGACAAGTACGAAGCTGATTGCCTCCACAATGTAAAACAGTTTGCAGACTTTATTAAGAAGATGAAGTCAGAAGGAAGAACTGTTGTTGGTTATGGTGCACCAGCAAAAGGAAATACTCTGATGAATTTTGCTGGCATTGGACCAGACTTTATCATTGATGATAATCCATTGAAGCAAGGTCTGTATGCACCTGGTGTAAGTGTACCAATCTATTCATCACAGTATTTGGAGAAATATTCTGACGCAACTGGTATAATTTTTATTCCGCTTGCTTGGAACTTCTATAATGAGATTGTTAAGAAGATAAAGACTATGCGCCCAGATGGAAAAGATATCTTTGTAAAGCATTTTCCTCAATTCAAAATTGAGGGCGCACTTTACTCCGTAGTAGATTATCAT